ACAGTACCTTCTCTCGTGTCTGACAATTATGCTTCGGATCCTTGAGTTTATGTCTGACGCTATCACGCTCCGAGCCTGATAGCCCCTCAATGGATAAAATTCGGTCAGCAACAGAGACGGCAAAATTACGAGAAACCTTATCCCATCTTTCGGGCCTACTACGAAGCATAGGCGAAGGTTGCTTGTGGGGCTGCAAGAACCCCACTAGATCGAAGAAGCGAACCTTGTCCTTAATAGTTAATCTACTAGGCTTTTTAACTATAACTGAGTGCCATGAGCCATCCTGACCCCTCACCCTATCGGTGCGGTGGGTACCTTCACAAAGTCTCGTCCTAATGCCAAGTGTAAGCAGAAGCTCCCTCGTCTCCTTGCGAAGCTCGCTATTACAAATGCTTATGTGCGGAGTATCTAAAGAATCCTTGGACCCGTCGGCCGAGAAAAACCCACGAAGGAACGAGGCCCGGTATTCTTCCGGCATGCCATAGATAAACGCAGGAATATTCTTCCGTCCGGAGGAGGCGTTAAATCCGATAGATAGTAACCATTCTGCGAATTCGGTGTTGTATAATTCGATACTTCTTCTAATGGCCGAAACCGACCCGAAATTTCCTCGCTCGACCATCCGCTTTACGGCAGTCTCACTGCGGACCTTGTCTACCCGCTTAGGAGACAAACCAAAAGCCTCCATGAACCGAAGATGGCGCTCCCGAATTTCGATTTCCTTATCGTGGTGATAATAGAAAGACAACTCTTTGCTGTGTTTCCGAAGACCTCTTTTGCGCACGGCCAAAGTGCCGTCGCCCGTAAGCCAACCCAAGACCTCCAACATCTCTGGGCTTAGTCTTCTGCCGTGGTACGACGGAATGCATTGCTCCGAGCCTTCAACACTGTTCCTCTCCACCAAAACATGATCACCGACTCTAAGATCCGCCTGCTCTCTCCATGCCAAGTTGCCGAACTCGTCGATTATACGAAAGCGATGCTCGGGCGAGGTCAATAACTCAACCCCGTTGTCAAGAACCGTCTTCTTTACTGCCCGTTCGCCTGTAACAAATGCGCGAGCAGAACACCAAGACGTTCCTGTCCATACCTCAAAACCGGATACCTCACCCGAGGAACCCAGAATTTCTCTCAGGGACCTAGAACCGCTACGTGTCCAAACCCTAGTATCGGGATGCAAACAGAGGTGGCTATAACCGGGGAGCTCCTCTGGGCTCATCTGGAACGCAGCGAGAATCGTTCGGCAGTTGGCGTCGGATAGATACTGGAACTCCATATCTCGGCCACCGCCTGAGTCGATGGGTGCCCACGTAAGTTCATCTTCGGGTCCCAAACCGAACACCGGCATACGCCAGCTCTGGTGTGTATAAATTGACCCAGTCATCAAAGAGTGTTCGTCGCTCTGGCAGTCAGGCCCCAAACATACGTGGCTGGGATTATAGACCGTGGTATCAAACATCTGAACCTTGACATCGGAGGCAGTAACCTTAACAACCGGTTCATAGTTGAAATCGGACATCCAAGAAGGAATCTCGACCTCGGCTATCGACATATAATTCAATAGCCTACTCAAGCTACAACCACGTTCCCCACGAAGAATTTCATCAATATCCATATGCTGGCGACGAGTAAATACGCTTGTCAACCCAACGTTATGATCATTACCACCGCGCGGAAGTTTGGTCTTGTCCTTGACTATCCGAAGATACTTCATTACGGTCTGGCAGGCGATGCCGTTGCTGGTACCCCAATCCTTATTGGTTCCCTTAGACTCCCTTGGCTGCTTATGTGCCTGAATAAAGCCAATCTTTTGGAAAAATTCCTTACGGTCCTTGATCTTTAGATAAGAAGCCCCACGTTCCTTAACGTGACCCCCTGGAATAAATTGATTTCTCGTCTTACCTTCTGAAAAAGTACATCGAATTCCCATTGATGCCAAAAGTTCTCGCGTTTGTTTTCTAAGCCTATGATTACAGATTGTTATAGTCGGTGATATGCCGTCTGCATTATTTCCGTCCGCCGAAAAGAACCCACGCAAAAAAGCGCACTTTAGCGAACTAGGGGCAGCGTACACAAAGCTAGGTATACTCTTGCCCGACTCACCAGTACCCCTCTTAGAAAGGGTGAATCCTATGCGCTGTAATTCTCTGGCTACTTCTGCTGAGGATAATTCGATCCAAATACGCTCATCGGCGATGGACTTAAAGCCATGTCGCTCCATCAACGCTTGTTTTTCGGATTCTGGGATATTGCGGCTCCTATTGACCGCCGGCAGACCCCAAGATCGTAAAATTTCGCCGTGCCTCTCCCATATGTCTCGTTCTTTGGAATGGTGATAGAAGAGACGAACGCCTCGGTTCGATAAAGTTCCATCCCCAGTCATCCACCCCAAAATCTCCATCATTTCTGTGGTCATGGGCTTACCCATAAACTCCACAGCCATGTCAGTATTAGAAGAATCGTTCTTATTTACGGCTATGTAATCGCCGTTCTTAATATCCTTTTGCATCTTCCAGGAAGGTTCTCCGTCTTCCCCAATTACCCAGAATCGGTGGTTCGGAGAACACTCCAATTTGAGGCCATTGGCCGTCTCAACAGAGCACAGCTCTTTCTTTTCGGCCACCCTATAAACCATAGCGGGTTGCCATGATGTTCCGGTCCATAACCTGGTCATCCGGGTCTCGGCACCGTTTAAAAAACCTTCCAAGGTGACTGCGCCCTTATCTGTAATTATTTGAGTATCGCCCGCTAGGCAGTTCTGAACGCTATTAATTGAGGCGTTAAACTGTTGGCGAACGCCATTAACTATCTCAGGGTCGATATCCGCGCTCTTGATGATGAGCATACCCTTAGCAGAGCGACCTGATTGGAAGTACAGGCGGTTATGGTTGGTAATGTTGATATGTGTTGTTACCGCCGAAAGTACGGTATCAATGGGCGTTACCGGATAGCCCATTTGCTCAATGTCCGTAACCATATACGGAGAGTGCACCAGCATTTCTTGCGGACCGAAAGCCTGCATGGGTCGTCCTTCAAAGACCTGGACCCAAGCGTACTCTTCATTTTCAAACTTCTCCTTCTTTAGCTTTTCGTTTTTGAGGTTTTCCATCAACCTCAAAGCCATCTCTCGGACCTGCTGATTAACTTCATGATAATGGGCCGCGTAGTAAATAGTGCCAGCGTCAGTTGGTCGGAAAGAGTGAAACCTTCTACGAGAACCGTCTGCCGGTGCATCGGGGTCCGGGGTCCAGATAACTTCTGTGGCCATTCTACCCATAACCAAAGTGTTACGGGTTTGCATATACAGGAATTCGGAAAAAGAGCACTTATCTTGCTCATTCCACCCGTTGATATTACCACAAGTCACCAGGAGCTTCTCGGCTCTGGAAATTCTCTCTTGTAGCCTTTTCTGTCCCTCTTCGTCCAGCTTTTCGGTGACCCTCTCCTCAGGGACAAACTTGAATCCAGTTGCATGCCTGTCGGCCTGTTTTCGTCCGAAGGCACTTACGTGATTGCATCTAGCGTGAACAATCGCTGCTACAAGGTCATCCTGAATAACGATGCGCTTTAGTAGCGAGTCGGGGATCCCTTGCAGTTTGGGGACGTAGATCGAGGCGTAAGTAGAGCACCTCTGAGGGTCTTGTTCAAAGGCCAGCCTCTCTATTGTGGCCTCTGGATCGTCTAGGGCGTTGAGTAAACTCTTCTGTAGACGAGTGCCGAACTCTGGCTCAGCCTTCCCCATGCTCATTTGGGGGTTGACGTAAATAGCCCTCATCCCAGCAGCGGTCTTAGCAGTATTCAAAGGATTAGTCTTACGAAGACCGGAGCCGCGCTCCACGGTGGGGAGCTCTTGCAGGACTAGAGAATCTAGGAGATTTGCAGACATTAGTTCACCAAATTAGCGAGAATCACATTAACGTTAAGGGCGGTATCGCCGACATTTTGAACGGTCAAGGCGGAGTAGAATCCATACGCCTCGCTCCAGCCGCCTACCGGGACGGCCAATGGATCCGAAAATACGACCGGCCTGAGAAGTTGGCTGCCTTGGGTCAAATCACCCGACTTACAACTTAATATAGCAGGACCGTCCACCTCTACCCGGAAATATCCCAAGAATTGGTCTTCCGCTATCGTAAGGGCCTGAAGGGCCACGTTGGTGAGTTGGGGTAGGACATTTAGGCTATCGACACTAAACCAGCCCTGAGCCGACTCGGTGATAGTCCACACGCCAGCGTAAGAAGGAGCTCCGACAATCAAGGCTGCTGTAACTGGGGTCACCAGCTGAATATTGGTGGCGGCTGTGGCAATTTGAGTTTCGGGGGTTCCAACTGGTTGGGTGGCGTCAACGCGCTTAAGGACCATCTCGGCCCCAGGATTGGCCCCAATCGACTTAATGGTTACCACCGTCCAAAATCCCTGATTGAGGGAATTGAATGGGCCCGTGTCTCCGAAGTTGGAGCCAGCGATGTAGACCGTCTCGTTACGAGAGACAGTGGAGTTGAAATTTACCGGAGTGACAGATGTGTCACTTAGATTTATGCTGCCGTCCGTATTTTGCGTTACCACGTAAGTGTTGCCGATAGTCAGCAGGCCCGTTCCTAGGGGCAGGAGAGGATTTGAGACAGCACCGGAGAGATAACGGACCTGATACCTATTTAGAATGGTAGGATGGGGCTGTAGAGAGTACAGGGCCCCTGCCGAGATGCCGGAGATAGTAGATATGCTGGATAAGGTCAGGGTCTGGCCAGGATCCACGACTCTGCGGTCTGAAATAAGCTCACGGACGGGAGCTCCCGACATGAACCGGGTCCAATCCACGTACCTTTGTAAGGGTTCAGATAATTGTCCGGGAATAACGTCTGCGTATGCTTGAATTTTCGATTCAATTCTTAATGTAGGCATGAATTATTCCAGGTGGTTGTCCTTGCTATAGATTGCCGCTCATTCAAAGCTCGCGAAAAATCCGCCTTTGCGTATAACCCGTTTGTTTGGATCGATATATTGAGCAGAGGGCATGCCTATGGTGCTACCGGCTTCACCTCCTGTTAGCTCATGTATCTTGGCAGACATTACCTGGTCTGGCGTATGGGGTGGCTGATTTTTTAGATGGTCTGGAATATCGGCTATCGAGCCCTTAGCTAGGATAATTCCCGACGATTTTCCAAATGTATTTTGCACCAAATAACGGCATGCGTCATTTAGGTCGTCCTCGGTATCGTCGGGAATGTCCGTTATTCTACCGATGGAGTCTTCCTTCCACTTGTAGGCCACGATTCTCTTGGCTAATAATTCACAGCCATCATCTCCTTTAATGAGAAATAATTCAGGAGATAGACCTGCCGGCAGTATCTTCTTTCGTACGGCCTCGATACCTCCGATGACATCTTTCTTGTGTTCTCGGCACCTATAACCAGCAGAGCGAAACATTTTGATGTAGGCGGGATATGCGGTATCCGGCCAAATCATGGGGTTCAAGAACTTGATTCTTCTGTCACAAACCTCAACACATTGGTGCGGTTCTAACTCAGGAATTTCGAAGGCGTCTACTACATACAGTATTTTACCAACAACGAAACCAATGACCACAGCAAAGCAATGTGTGTATCCGAAATCCATGCCTCCTACAGCTGGGTGGCCACGGGCCATAAACGTTTCTATCAATAGACCTTTTGTGATTGGGGTTGTCGACTTTTCTCCAGTTACACTTTCCCACATCTCATCCATACTAAGCATATTGGCAACACGTGAAAAATTGGCGTAAATGGCGCCAGAGTTCCCGGGCTTCCAGCAGAAGATCTGGGCCTTAACCGTTTCCACGTCACCCACTTCCTTAAAAACTCTAATAGCATTAGAGGTGGGCTTGAGAAAGGTGGCATTGCAGGTCTGCGAAGCCAACCTGCCATGACATCCGGCAAATATTTTACAATTGTGGTAACAACCCCAATAAGCTTCATCCTCAGTGTATGTCTCAGCCTTCTTAGGGTCCGAAGTCTGCAAAGACCTGAAGTCATCGGGCAACAGTGTCTTAAGGGTGTCCTTGGAGCTGAACACTTTTATCTTGGGAAGATCTGGACGATGCCTTTCGTCCGGACAGCGAGCCGTAACATCCAAAATATTATGATGCAGAACCATGGTTCCGCGTTCTTCTGCGTTGTCAATTTCTTCCTGTACCAGTCCCCCAGACGACTTTCTAGAAGAGGTGATGAATGTGATGGGTGGCTGATTATTGCCGTTCTCATCCTTGGTGGTGGTGGGAATCATCAAGGCTTCACGATAAGCCTTGACATATTGGATTAGGTCGGCTTCATCCACGCAAAGGTAAGCGCAATGGTCCGAGTTGGCCGAACGGGCGCTATTCACGATTATTTTGATATAATGCACAAATCGCCTATATTCCCCAGCCCTTGCCCTTCCTCCTAATTCCTTCCACTCTTTGAGAGTTAGGATATTGCCGGTGGGTAGGTGCTCAAACCAAACAACAGACACTGTTCGTTGGTTATCTCCCACCCTAAATTCCGACAGAGCCTCACGGTCTAGGAATCCTTTGTAGTATTCAGAGGCCTTGATTGATTGTTGTAAAATGGAGGCCAAGTGAACTACGCTGCGCTTCATGTGCAACATAGCTAGAAGTTCGAGAACAGAGGCGCCAAGCGTATTGTGTGACACTATTCCATTAGACCAATACGAATGATCTTCATCAACGGTTAAATCATAGAAATCTGCCCTAACAGACTTTACCCCAGACGGCCTTACCCATTTATGACTACTGTAATTACCGTCATCAAAATCTTGGACCATCACTAAGTCTGAGTCCAAATCAAGCTCAGACACTTTTTTCCAGGTGGGTGAACCACCTGCCGACCACGTCCATACTCTATGTACATTGGATGTAACGAGACTTCTACCGTCTTCAAGAAGCAGAGACACGCCGTCTTTTACACCATCGTGAACCCAGTGGGTTATTGGACGCCAAGCCCACCCAGACCATATAACCTCTCCCACCCCGATATCCTCGATATTAACCAAGCCCCTATCTTTCGATAGAATCTTGGTTCCCTTTTCCACACACTTCCCCGAGTCTCTAGAAGCGTACCACAAATAACGAGATGGCGCGGATTCGTCGTTGGTCACTCCAGCGTGGTAAACCTGCCACAGGGTGTCCATAATGGAGCCGGTAGACTCCTCATCTACCTTTTGGTCCGGGAAGTCGATTCCTAAATAAACACGAATCCATCTCCTTAACCCCTCTTTGGAAGAACATGGAGTTAAAACGAGCTTGCGTCTTAGTTGGACGGGATCATTTAGGTCGGCTACTGAAAAACCCATACTACCCTCTTTCTTCCAGGTGCTTGCGGATGGCGTCTGCCTCTTCACTGGTGAAGGAGTGTCTTCCGCCATCCTCACCGGCAGACAGAGTTACGTTTGAGCCAGGAGCGGCGGTTACGGATACCAAAGGCACAGAACTAGAATCTTTAGATTTACCAGCCTCAAGAAGCCTAGCGATAGATTCTATGATTGTTTTTTGATCTCTAATACTGTCGGGCACCATACCAGTACCTTTGAGGTCTTTTTCATCACCTGTCTGTAGGTATCGCTTCATCGCCTCGCCATGTTTCTTCTGCATACATTGCATCTGTAGGAGCATGAAACCGAGAGCCTCGGCGGCTCCCTGCTTAACTCTAGAGGCGGTATTGCCTAGAAGTTCTCCCAGATGTGAATCCCTTCTATCGTCCCATCTTCCGTCCACCCTGGCCTTAATCAAAGCTCCGGTAGATAGCCCAGGATTGAGCTCTTTCATATCCTGTATGGTCATGCCGCTAAGGTAAAGACCAAAGAGCCTTTGATTAAGCTCCAGACCAAGGTCGGGCTTACCTGACCTACAGTAGTTCTCGTACTCGGACACGTCTGAGGGAGCCAACCTATCCAAAGCCGCCAGCCTAGCTCTCTCTCGAACCGTTATTTCTTCGTTTGGCATGATTATTTCAGGATGGGACCTAAGTCCATTGAGTCATCAAACCCAAAGTTCTTGCCATCCGTCCTATACCTTTTGAACGACTGAATTGCTTCGGGGAA